CGACAAGTTTTGCATACTGGTATAGCTTTCATGATCTCACTCCTCTATACGACTCAATAGTTCTTCCAGCTTTTCGGCTCTGTCACATTATGAATAGTATTCGTGCTTATAATAGTCAACTTCATCTTGAAGTGTTTTAGCATATTCCATCACATTATAGTGTGCTTGATCTGATACACACCATTGTGGTAAAGCATATGAATGTATCCAATCAGTTCATCTTTTGTCATTGATTTCAAAGTGCTATCGTTATGCAATTTGAAATGTTTAAAATCGGCTGTATTCATTTCCATGATTTCACTCCTTTACTTTCTGTATTCATCCCATGTACAACTTTTGAATATTGCTTTCATATTTACCCAGCGGCAAAAATCTTTGATTTCTTGTGGTTTCTGGTAATTGGGATTATTGAAATCAACATAACCCATAGCAAAGGGATTAACGCCTAACTTATCAAGCGTAAGCACTCTTTCTAGATCTTCATCCGTTATGTATTGATGCTTAAATCCAACCAATACATAACAATTTATTCTCCATGGCTTAATATGTTTTGTTAAGATAGTTATTCCTTTCAACACCATATCCTTATCCTCATAATTATCCCAAGCTATATATATACCCTTGTCCTTAATTTTGACAGTAGATAACGCTTGCGCCATTTCATTGGTCATAATACGAAGATCTAACCCCTGTTGAAATGTAACAGGTTGATTCCATAATCTTATAATTTCTATATTTTCACGCCATTGCGAACAGGCAAAGAAATTATTATCAAGTATCATGACCCATTTTCCTTTTGGATTTAACTCAAATGGTCTTGATTGCCTTATTGTGCCTTCTTTTATCGGCACTACACAAAACGGACACTTACGAATGCATCCACGGCTCATAAATTGAATGGAGTAATCACAATCTGGATATAAGCTATAATCAAGCTCTGTGACCTGTTCTATGTCGTCTGGCAATTTAGATTTAACATCAACCCCTGTGCCTCCTCTGATGATTTTGGCACCTACTGGATAATATTGATAACTGGGACTGAAAGTAAATATCTTACTTTCATAAAACACATCAGTATCGTACATATCAAACAAAGGATTGTACCATGCCACATCATCGCCTCGCATTTTATGATACGTAGATATTTTCATAATTGCGAGATTTGGTATTTTGGAATCAGCAGCAAATAATCTAACTTTCATAAAGCATCATTTGTATTCCCTTTCCATCTGTTGCCAAATTATCTGTTTGATTCTATCGCTACACCCACACTTTTCGTAATTCACTCCGAGTTCCAAAGCTATTATTTCAAGCGATCGAATTTGCTCCATGATTTCGTTGGCATTGGACGGAGAAAGCCAAAGCGATAGCTTCCGCTCAATGGCATTCTCTGTTCCTCGCACCAAATGCCAGTTATCGTTGATTTGTCTTTTAAGTATGGATGCGGTTGATCGTTCTTGTTTCATTTTCATATCAAACCTCCCAAACTTCGATATACAGACCTGGACGATCTGCCCAAAACTTTTCAACAATCTCCAAAGCTACCTGTGCATCGTCTTTCCAAAAACCCAATACTGTCATACAGTCCTTTAACATCTTCTGCAGATTATCCGTATCTGGTTTTGAAGTCTTATACTCTCCGTTACGATGCTTGCCTTTTACAGGAAAGCACCATTTCACACGTAAATGCAATGGACCGTTATACGGTGTTCCTGGACTATACACTTTTAAATGACTGATGAGTTTTGATTTAGCCTGTTTGATTTCTGGTGTGTCATAGACAACCGGCTTGCCTTTGATAACTGCAATCTTATGTTCTTGCGCTGTTACGGTTGGAGGGATCATATCAACAAAGAAACTTGTACCAGGACAAATCGTTTTAGTAAATTTTTCCATAAACTCCTCCATTTGTTTTTGCTCCTTGTCACTGTCAGGGGAAGGAGTCGTCGTGCGTTAGCTGTCGCACGACTACTTTCCCCAGTGACCGTCAGGGACACGGACAAATATATATACGTAGTATATATGTCGTGTCTGTCCTAGGGTCAAACTCGGTATTTTCTCGATTTTGTCCCTAGGGACATTCTCGGGACAAGTTTCGACTTTGACCCTATGAGGGACAGGGACATTTTCGATTTTGTCCCTCGACTTTGACCCTATGTTTTCTTTCCAATAACTCCTTCATCTACCCAAAATCCTCCATGTTCTTTCAACCTTCTTCGTATCGTTTTTTCTCCAACTCCCATGTACTCAGTAAGGTCCTTTATTGTTACTTTCCCGTTGGTGTTACATGCATCGTAAGCTATTTCAATTGATTGCTTACGTTCTTGTTTCTTTTCCTCTGGTGTCTTCTTTTTCGTAAAATTCTTTTTCCACGACAGTGCATCATCAGGGTTCATATCCTTTAACACACCGATCAAATCTTGTTTATGTATAGGGTAGTCAAACCACAGATCTACTGGGTCAAACTTTGGAAATTCACGCAGTGTACCATCTATTCGCCACGCTGTTCGCTGTTTGATTTGTATCCGTAATTTTGATACCTCTTGTAAGATATCGTCATATACGCCCTTTAAATGGGTTCTACATATAGTTAGCATTTCTTTTTCACTGCACATATCATCATCGCTCGGCAGATCACCTTTACCGTTCTTTTCAAGCCATGACATACATAGATCACAAACCGCTTTATTCATTTGCTGCTTTAACAAATCATCGTTCGCTTCAAGCTCGATAAGATCAAGTAATGCATCGGGATCACGCGCAAACACTCCGGATCCAGATGCTCTATCCATTGACCTCTTACCGCCCTGTGCGCCTTTTGAATGATGATGACAATAAATAACTGCACAATTCAATTCAGTACACACTTTGTCAAATTGATTGCAGAAATTAGCCATTTGATCAGCGCTGTTTTCATCGCCAGTAATGATCTTATAGATTGGATCTATAACGATAGCTATATAATCCTTTTTTATTGCTCTACGTATCAGCTTGGGCGCTAATTTATCCATAGGGATCGATTTCCCTCTCAGATTCCATATATCGATGTTTTTCAGATTCATTGGTTTCATATGCAAAGAATCGTATACATCCTTGAATCGATGCAGACAACTTGCACGATCGAGTTCGAGATTTACATACATGACTTTCCCTTGTGCACACTGCCAATTTAACCATTTACTTCCTTCAGCTACTGCGATGCACATTTCAATCAAAGCAAATGATTTACCTGCCTTTGATGGTCCTGCGATCAACATCTTATGCCCTTGTCGCAGCACACCATCAATTAACGGTGGAGCCAATTCAGGCAAATCATCCCATACTCCCTCTAAGCTCTCTGGTTCTGGAAGATCATCATTGACAGATTCGATCCATTCTTTCCATTCTGCCCATGATTCTTTTCCGATTTTCGTATCGATTAAAAATTGCTTATGACCATTGCGATAAACACCAGGCATCCTTGAAAGTCTCGATGGATTCTTATTTTGTTGGTCAATCTCAAGACCGTTTTTCTTACATACAGAATACAGATAATCCACTCTTTTTCGATATTCCTGATAATCAGATGCATCTATATGTACAATGGCGTGTATACTTTTACCGCCACTGTATACCATGCAAGCTACAGGAAGCTCTAATTCCCTTATAATTGCATTCTGTCGGCCTAAATCCATACTATCTGACTCTACCAAAGCATAACGGAAATCAGAGACGTTATTATTTTTTACACCTTTACCATCCAGTGGATTAAAACGGATCCATGCACCTGCTAATAAATTGTAATCACCAATCGCATATCCTATATCATCCTTATATTTTTGAATATCCTGTATGAGTTTTCCAGCAGTGCAGTTAAAACATCCTTTTGTAGGCATATACTTGCCGTCTTTTTCCCAGGTCTTGGTAACATAACCTATAATCTCATCAGAATCAAACAGCGTTTCAAGATATGTAGTCAACTCTTTTGCTGGATCCCAATTTACTGGTTCTTGGATATCTTTTCCTTCAATCCATCCTTTGTCCAGAATTACAAAATCATCACTTATGGTATCGTTCCAGTCCAATTCCCGTCCGCCGCTTCGCATCGGCTGCCAACCCCTGTCCTTTGCCATCTGTGTGATTGTTGCTCCAGTTATCGGTGTTCCAGTCCCTTGAAATGTATTCCACTTCTTTTCGCATTCTCCAGCATGATATCTTGAATCATTCATACTCCACTCATCCCAATCTGATGAAGTGTAGCCTTCATACTTTAATGCCATACCGACATTTACCCATTCTTGATAATTAAGAGTAGATGGATCTATATAATTTAATAATTCTTTCAAGTCGGTATTCTGCATGATAGAACTCCTTTCACACCTCACTCTGGACGATATGTAAGTGGATCGATGGTACGTGGAATACGCCATCCATTTGCCGCTATTCTGTTGATTAAATTATTGGCTTTATCAAACTGCCAAGTTCCAACACGTTGGAAACCTTTCCCTTCAAGAAAACGTATTTGCTTAGGCGTGCTTAGTCCTTCTGATCGTCTTTTTTTAAGACGATCAAGCAACAGATTTGCCTTACCAGCATTATCAATCTCGTTGGCATAGATTCCAAACTTCTCCAATGCCTGTATCTGCTTATCTGATGCTGGACTCATTTCCCACCCAAAAGATGGAACATAATCGGTCAGATCCTCAGCCATGATCGACATTTCATATTGCAAAGGATCTACCAGCTTTCTTTTTTTCTTTTTCATTTCTTCCAGTTTCTTAGCTAACGCTTCCTCGCGTTGTGATACAACATCTTCAGAAGCCTGTAATTCTGCTTCTTCAATGTCAATTGGACATCCAGATTGTTCTTCCAAATTTTTAGTCAGTTGCTTGGCAACTTCTGCGTTTTCGCAAATCAATGATGCTGGATGACATAGTTCGTGCTTTTCTGTGTGCCATAAAAAATCTAATAATAATAAATGATCTTTTCCTTCACATAAGCGCGTACCTCGTCCTACCATCTGACAGTATAAGCTTCGTACCTTTGTTGGTCTCAATACAATAATACAATCAACTGATGGACAGTCCCATCCTTCTGTAAGTAACATGCTATTGCAGAGTACATTGTATTTTCCAATACCAAAGTCCTTCAGTATCTCTGTACGTTCAGTACTATTGCCATTGACCTCTGCTGCATTGAATCCCTTTTCCATCAATATGTCTCTGAATTTCTGTGAGGTTTTTACCAGCGGCAAGAAAACGACTGTTTTACGATTTTTACAATACTTAATCATCGCATCAGCAATTTGGTAAAGATAAGGATCCAATACATTTCCTATCTCGCTTACCTTAAAGTCACCAGCCTGTACTCCGACACTGGACAAATCCATCCTTAGTGGGACTGTAAGCGCCTTGATAGGGGTTAAATATCCTTCTTTAATTGCTTTTGGTAATGTATATTCGTATGCAAGCGTATCAAAATACTGTCCGAGATTGCGCATATCACCACGATCAGGCGTGGCTGTAACTCCGAGAACTTCTGCTTGATCAAAATGGGATAAAACTCTTTGATAACTATCGGATAGACAATGATGTGCTTCATCAATTATGATTGTATCGAAATAATCAGATGGAAACTGCTCTAAACGCTTTGTTCTCATCAATGTTTGTACAGAACCTACAACGATTCTGAACCATTGACCAATACAACTCTCTTCTGCCTTTTCTGTTGCACAACCAAGTCCTGTAGCTTTGGCAATCTTATCTGCCGCTTGTTCCAACAGCTCTCCACGGTGAGCCATAATAAGTACACGATGCCCTTTTCGTACACATTCTTCCGCGACTTTGGCAAACACTATCGTTTTACCACATCCTGTAGGAAGAACAAGGAGTGTTTTTTGCACACCCTTGTCCCATTCTTCAAATATGGATGTTTTTGCTTCTTGTTGATATGGTCTTAACTCCATAATTGATTACCTACCATGTTTTTGGTGTATTAGAATTATAACCTTGATTATAAGTTTGTCCTTGTGACTGGTATTGCGTTTGATTGATAACTTCATCAGATGGATAAAACTTTTTGATTTCATTATATTCGTTGTTGTTATATACCCTCTTACCAACTTTACATTTCCCTTTTGATCCAGGCACTAGATTCCAATTCATTCGCAATGGAGCATCTTTCTTTTTCTGCCCAATACTTCTAAAGAATGCACTCAATGCCCATTCCGTTTTCGAGTGCAGCATCAATCTATGCTTGATAGTAGCCACACCTTTAGAAGAATTGATACGAATATTGAGTACTGCACAGTTACAGGCAGGCATATTTGTACTACCATCATATCGAGTTCGTTCGAAGGATTCGACAACGAAATCATAATCACCGTCATCTAGTAATACAAACTCGTTTTCCTTACTAATTTCATCGTCCCAATTTAATTCATGTTCTTGTTGATAATTGTATTGTTCCATTTCTTGTCCTCCTATTTTCTTTTAAAATGGTAATTGAATTTCATTTAGCAGACCACTCCACTGATTGATTAGCATATCCTGAATAAAATCTGCTGGATAATCCTTTACTGGCATGTCTGGTGGAAACCAGCCATGTATAGCTACTGCTTTTTGTATCATTTCCGTTGTTATATTGTTGCTTTTCATAAGATCGATTAAAGGCTGCGGTAATCCATCATAATCATTATTTTGCGATATAGTATCGCTCGTATAGATCATAGGCCCTGCTTCAATATTATCTGCAATGTTCAACGATTGTACAGGTTGTGTTACAGATAGTTCGTTTGCTTCTATAATATGTCTGATTTGCTCATAATCAAATGGCAATTCGTCCTGCAGATTATCTCTGTTTTTTGCATCCCAACAAGGATGATGCAAGGTGTACATGACCCTTTGCCCACCCTGTGCCTTATGTTTTTTTCCTTTATCGTCTGTGGCTACAGAAAGAATTTTATAGTTTGCGAAAAGCACCATATCTGCCCACTCTTTGGTAAGTGGAGCTGTTTGTGCTGTTGTTTTCTTTCCAAGTTTCAATTCATATCGATCGTAAGAACCCATTTCATTCGGTTGCTCAAATTTACGAATAATTGCATGCGCGGTCAATACTACATTGATTTTTGCGATATCAACAACATCCTGTAATAGATTTAGAAAACGTCCCCATTCTTCGCATACATAAGTGTATCCGTTGCCGTACCCAAAATCTTCGATGCCTTTTTTACCATGCGCTGAACATACGGACTCAATGCATAAACGTTCTGCCCAATCCGCTGTATCGATGACAAGCGTTTTACATGGCCTTTCATTGATGATGTCTGCGACTTCGTCTTTTAACATTTGCCAACTTGTAGGCTTTGGCAATCGTGACACATCAAGTTTTTTGGTAGAACCTTCCGTATCGATAAAATAAGGCTGGGGGAATCGGGAAGCAAAAGTACTCTTCCCAATCCCTTCAGGACCATATACCACTACCTTATGTGCGCTGTGGATTTTACCGTGAGTTACTTCGAACCTCATTTATTCCATCCTCCGTTCCATGATTTTGGTGCAGGTGTTTCTGTATGTAACGCTGGCTGTACAGTTTCTTGAATTGATGTATGATCTTTCTGATCTTTTACATATCCATCTTCAATAATGATACTGCATTCATTACCTGTCGATACTCTGGTCGCAATCGCTTGCAGACCTTGATCCTCTAACCACTGCCCAAACTCATTCATTGTATCTAGATCCATTTGTTCCAGCTTATCAAGTAGCACAAAGCCACATTTAGGATTCAACTTGCGAACGATTGCCGTTGCTACTTTCAATTGATCCGAACCTGACATATTGTCCCACATCTGCCCTTTATAGGTTATCTCACCATCCTGTACTGAAAGGTCTGATAATGGTAAAGATGCATTCTTTAACAGATCCATTTTCTGTTGGCGGACCTGCTCAATATGTGCTGTGTATTCTTCATACTTTCTTTGGTATTCCCTAGCATCTTCTTCTGCTTTCTCCTTATCCAGATTAGCTCGTACTTTGATATTGATAGCCTCAATATTGGCAATGTTCTGTTCCAATTCTTCTGTCGATTCATCAATCAAGGTCATTGCATCAGTTTTAGCAATACTTAGATTTGTAGTAGCTTCGTTCAACTGTTGCTCTTTCATTTGCAACTGCTGTCTGATGCGTGCCACTTCGTCCGTTAAATTTGACACCTGGTATTCGTACTGTTGTACTTTGTTTCTCTTTTCAGCATTCTCACCATTTTTAGCCAAGATAGCTTGTTGCTGACGAATCAATTCTGATACGGAAATCAATTCTTTTGGTGCATCAGGATAATATGGTTGTTCGTTTGCAAACTTCTTCTTACGATCCGCATCACGGCCAATCAATAGACGTTCGTTGTACATTTCACTCTCTTGCTTTTCTAGAGTATACAATTGATCTCCGACACCAATTATTTGCAGTAATATATTGGCTTTTTCTTTTCCAGTAGCCTGCATAAACTTTGGTAAGTTCAAAGCCAATTCTTCTACAAATTCATTAAGCAGCTGCTGACCGCCTTTTTTTCCGTTTGGATCAAAAACTTTTAAACTGCTGTTTTTTCCTTTACGCTCAACTATTAGACCATTGCTAAGCTCGATCTTTAATACCGGATCAGTAACAGATCCGCTACGTTTAGCCATAGTAGGCTTGTATCGTTCACCACCTAATGCCCACGTGATCGCATCCAAAACGGATGTCTTTCCTTGGTTATTATTGCCACCCACAACAGTAAGGCCATTGATCGAAGGCTCTATTTTGACTGCCTTAACACGTTTTACATTTTCAATTTCAAGTTTATTGATTTTAATACCTGTATTCATTCTGCTTCTCCCTTCACAAACACTTCTTTGTATTTCACACCGTAATATGTTGAGATTTCTTCTGTACCGACAAACATATCTATCACATTGCCTTTGATAGCACCACCAATGTCCTCGGCTATGTACTCTTGTCCATCGATGATGACAGTGGAGCCAAGTGGAATTACATCAGGGTCTACTGCAACCGTTCTTCCGACAATAGGAACGGTACCGGTCTTTGTAATCCCTGTGCATCCGTCGCAATCACGTCCATATGCCGTGATTTTAAACATCCCTAGGGATTTCATGCCTTTTTGTTCAAGCTCGTCAATTCGATTGTTTAGCTGGATTATCTGCTTGTCTTTTGTGTTGATGATTGACTCTTGGCTTTTGATGATTTGTTTCTTTTGAGATAATTCATCGCTTGTTTCAACATACATCTGTTCCATTTCTGAATAGATGGATTTCATACCTAAGTATAGAAATAGGCAGATACCACCGACACAGAGGCATGCGATCGTTTTTAATGCTCTTTCGCTCATGCGCTTACTCCCAGTAATCAAACATAAAGCGTTTGACTGCGTTTTCGCCGACTTTTTTAATGAACCCTATACCTTTATCAAATGACTCAAAGCATTTTCCTTGATATTGAAAATAACGTGCTAATTTCAAGCATATTCTTTTTTCATCATGATCAAAGTATGGATGCCATTTCCCTTGTGTTCTATCATTCCAATCTGGCTTGAATGTATATTCATCCAGAACCTCCAAGTAATGCTTGTATTCTTTGCATTCATCGTATGATCGAAATACATGATGATGTTTCAGAATCCATTCGTCTACATTATCATCGCAATACGCATAATTTTTTATTGTGCCGCCTGCATCGATAAAGAAATACCTATCGCCACATTGTGGTACAAACTTGCTTTTATTTTTCATGTGTTTCTCCTTTCAAATTTGCATTTTTCATATAATTGTTGTAAAATGTAATCGGAAATATTTTTCCGATTGGATGCACCCTAGTCGAGAGAGTTACGCATCCTTTTTTTTGACTGATCAAAATAATCTTTGACCATTTTAACTGGTAAGACACCCTTTTTTGGCAATCTAGTTTCGTCTATTTGATAGACTTCTCTAATTTTTTTCATGTGATGAAAAGCTGTTGTTTGACTTATGCCATATATGTTTTGGATATCTTTGTTATTGTAAAATAGCTTTTCCATTACGTTTCTCCTTTCTGCCGTTGTCCTTCTTCCCTTTTTGATGTAAAATTTTATCGGAAAGGGGGTGTAGAAAATGTATGGCGAAATTTATAAAATTAAGGAAATCCGCGATGACAATCAAGGTGAATCAATTGTTAATTCTTATTTAGAAAAAGGTTGGCAATTCATTTCAGCTTGTTCGGTTAATTCGTCTATCGTTTATGTCATAGGCGCAGACAAGGAAACTTATGAAAACACAAAGCAAACCTCTAAACTAAATAAGTTTTTAGAAAGTTAGCTTGTCTGTCATCGCTTTGCATCTAAGTGCTTTATCTACCCAATAAAGCACTTCATTTATTTCAGAATAGCTTAATGCGTACTTTTTCAAAAAATTGATTACTTCAGGAACAATTTCTTCGTTTTTAAAACTCACTACAAATAAATCACTTTCATCTTGAATTTTTTTAATTTCGGCAAATTCGCCTATCGTCTGACCCCATTTCTGATGATTGATAATATCAGTGGTTTCGTATTCTAAAAATCTCGGAAGTTTTTTGACTTCCTTAGTGCTTAACCCCTCTTTTTCACATTGTGCTAGAATGTCGATAATTAGGGGTTTTAGTTTGTTTCGTATTTCTTTGTCTGTCATGTTTTTCCCTTTCTACGTTGTGTCACGTCTGAACAGTTCGTTTGGTTCTATGCCCTTGCCCCTATCTTTCTTTTGATGTAGAATTTAATGAGAAAGGGGGTGTTATAAAATGAAAGCTAAGTTACATTTTAAGAATGGAGAAGTTTATGTTGTTAATGAAACTAGTATTATCAATGATAGTTGTTATAAAGATTACCAAAAGGACAATGATACGTTTTATAGTTTTGTATCGCAAGTTCTTATGAATAATCTGCTAGTAACCATCAGCGACACAAAAAGTAATGTTTTAGATAATACTAAAACGACAATGTGCATATTTAATTCTAATGAAATATCACACATAACTTTTAACGATTAACATCAACTTCCAATAAGGCTTTTGTGATTTCGAGCACTGCCATTGCTTCATCTTCACGAAAGTCTTTATAAATTAGTTCCAACACCTTTATTGCTTTAGCAGTCATTTTTTCAGCATCATTCTTTTCAGAATAATCAGTATTCCTTTCGCACAAGGGATTTAATTTTATTGAATCATTTACCAGCTTTGCCAGAAGTTCAGATAGATCATTGGGATTTTTTAATTTGATTTTTACGCTTTGATCGCTTGCAGGTATTTGTTGAACAATCATGCGAAAATCTTTCACTTTTTCTATATCCGCTTTTATACACAAAATCAGTTCATACAATTCATCAATACCATTTACATTGATATGAAACGGTGTTTCTTTTGTCACGAAACCACTCCTTTCTACGTTACTGCTGCTGGGTTGCCTTTTCCAAAATCATCTGGAATTTTAACACCCATTTTTTTTAATTCTTGAAGGACACGAGCCTTACCGTTTTCCTCGCCTAAAATATAAGCACTGATTGCCTCTTTTCTCTCTGCATCGCCCTTCGTGAATTTATCTGCTATCCCAATGAGCAGTTCTCTTTTTTTCATGCCTATCCACCTCCTTACTACTTTGTAGTATAATAATACTACTTTGAAATTGATTTGTCAACTTTTTTTATTGCATTGTAGTAAAAATGATGATAATATTATTTCATAAAGAGAGGAAATAACATGAAAGACATAAAAGATAGAATTAAATTCGTCCGTAAACACTACAATCTTAATCAAACTGACTTTGGGAAAAAGATAGGTTTATCTCAAACTACAGTAGGTCACTATGAAACAGGCATGCGTTCTTTAACAAAACGATCAGCTGTTGATATGTCACGCGTTTATAAAGTTGACTACATATGGCTAACAACCGGAAAAGGAGAACCATTTCCAGAAGTAGAAGATGAGGATATAATGGCTGAGCTAGATATTATAATGGCAGGAGAAAGTGATATTCATAAAAATATGATCAAAGCACTTGTGGCATGCAGTTTAGAAGAACTTCAAGCAATCGACAGTTTTATTGAAAATTACATAAAAATAAAAAGAAGTTGATTATCCGCCAACTTCTTTTTTTAATAATTTAGACACTACATTATATATTCGTTTCAACGAATCATTATCACGAATATATTCTATCATACTATAAATCGCATCTTTCAATTCTTCATTTTCCAACTACCTATACCTCCCATTTTTGACTACCTTTTTCCTCAACAAAGTCATTATAATTCAATTTTTAATAAAATCAATACATAAGAGGGCGATTTCCCAGCACTGGGAAAGAAATAATTATTTTAAACTATTAGCATGATTATCAATCATCTATTTGTTTATACAAATCAGTTATTTGGACATCTAATGCTTTAGCAATTTTTTCTAGCTGCTCCAATGTCGGAGATTTTATCATATTCTCGATTCTGCTCAAACTAGATTTGCTAATTCCTGTCATTTTTGACAACTTGACCAAAGTAACTTTATTGATGTTACGATAGTACCATAGTTTAATTAGTATCATATTATTACTCCTATTGTAATAATTTAAAGACACTTATATAGTAACGTTTTATTTTTAAAAAATCCACAGGTAAATATTGGAAATGTATATAAACATTAACTCAAAGAATATGAATAGTTTTTTTAGAACGTTGGCAATGGTAACTATTATCGTTGTCACTGGTCATTACGCTGATAAGTTCAAAATTGCATGTAAAGGATTAGGCATCTCTTAATCAGAAGTTATAAGAAAAGCTATGGAAGAAACAATCAATCGAGCCAAGCAGAAAGACCGATAAGGTCTTTTTTTATCCATTTCGTTCTAAAATATTGATAAGTTCATCTTCTGTTTCATGAAATAGATGGGCATATGTTTTTAAAAGCTGTTCCACAGTATCTCCGAGCCTGTCTGCTATGGCTTTTATGTTTGCGCCGTTTTTTATGTTGTTTATCAACAAAGTGGCGTGTGAGTGCCTTAAACCATGGATAGGGATGTTACTAATAGGCAATTTTACATGATATGGGTATGGATCGTTAGGATCATCCGAAACACGATCAATAATGACTTCGCCTTCATAATTCCTATCACGTATCTTTCTATCTCCGTTAGGGTTATTTTTTATATCCGAGCTTTTTACGTTTACCCTATCCCCTATTTTACCTTTATAATCTAATGCGATCCATCCGTCCGCATATCCTCTATATTTTTTGAAATTCTTTTCCAAATTGCTGGTTGGTAGTGGCTTGTCAAGAGTGCCGAATATAAAACAATCGTCATCGAATCCGTACAAACATGATTGATGATCATACCAGTTCTTCATGATACACGTTAGTTTATCACTCATACGCTTTGTTCTGTTAGAATTAGGTGTCTTTGGCGGAGTAATCATATATGGTACACCTTTAATTCCTTGTGTACACGTTTTATTCACATGGAAAGTCTTTTGTTTAAAATCAATATCTTTCCATGTCATTGCTAAAGCCTCGCCTTTCCTACACCCTGTATGATAGAGAAAATTGAATAGTGTATAGTATTGTTGATCGTCAACTAAATTTATAAAGATATCGAACTCTTTAGGCGCCCAAAACTTTAATTCATCATTTTTAACTTCATTAGGGCGAGTAATCTTCACTACTTTATCCATTGGATTGTCTGCAATTAAATTTTCTTTAACTGCATATTTAAAAATTTTCCCAATAGTTGTATATATTTTATTGATATAATTTAAGGAATATCCATTCAGATCCATATCGTTAATTAAACTTTGAACTGTATCAGCTTTGATAGCACTGATCTGCATGTCTTTTATATCACCTATTATTCTCAAGGTTTTAATATCCGTTTCAATCGTACTAGCTTTTCTTTGGTTTCTCATAATATTGAAATATGTAGTGGCAGTATCAGCAAACGATATATTAGGATGCAATTTCGATTGACTTTTTTTAGATAATTCTTCCCGAAGCCTCTTATCTGCATCTATTGCATCTGTTTTTTTCTTGTATCGATACTCTGTCGAAGATCTTTCGTAATCAATCCATTTTCCATATTCGTTCTTATACTTCCCTTTTAGCGTATAGTATCGACCTTTAGCATGATATAAAACTCCCATCTAAATCACTCCTTAAAGACCATTATACTTGATTAAAAATCAAAATCAAGTACACTTTTTAGGGATTTTTTAGGGATTTTGAAAAGTGAAACAACAAAAAAGCCCATTGTTATAGGCTTTGTCTTATATATGGCTGGGGTACTTGGAATTGACTTTTTATTTTCAAAATACGATAAAATAAGTCTTTCCACTACTTTTTACTACATATCAGAACACTTCATTTTTGGGTTTTTTTGAGAATTTTAGGGATTTTTTTAGGGATTCCTATTATTAAGGATTTCTTCGGCTCTTGCCATTATTTTTTCAATTACCCTTTGCTCAAATCCTTTGAATAAAACCCTAGCTTCAAACATACAGATCATCACTAAATATGCATATGCGTTTGCATCTATTTCTAGCTCTTGTAAATTATAATCAGTAATGGATGTCGCATCACTTTGCTTATAATTTTCAAAATCATATATATTATAATCAATTTGATATTTGTGCCTTAGCTCATGGGCAACGGCGAAATACAAATCTAGCTCATTTTCATATACTTTTTTCACTTCAATAGTATTTTGGTCAGGGCAGAACCGCCCTAGTTGCGTTGGTGTATTAAGCATATCTATCTTTTTTATCACAGGCACTTTTATTCTTAAATCTTTACAAACGATCCTTGCAAATTTATATATATTCATTTTCATCATCCTTCTAAAATAGCATAGCATAAATTATAGATCTTTTGAAAAAAAAATAAAATATATGTTGACATAGCGACGGTATACGGTTATAATAATATCGAAAGATGACGATGTACCGTTAAAAAGGAGATTAATGATTATGAAAAAGTTGTTTGATATTGAATTAGCTGGATGGTTCCTGAATAAGCAAAGCGATGCCTTTATTGCCGCATCCGTAAATGCAGCATATGTTTACGAAGTAACAAAAGAAACGGAAAAAGCAATTCAGATTTCAATCACAAAAAAAGATGCCGTTCTGCCACGTGGTGAATGGAAAATGTGGATGCCAAAATCAGTCATTCTGAATTTGGATGAAGTTCTAGCATAAGGAAAGGAAGAGAAAGAAAATGGAAAAATATGTTAAGAAAGACTCTAGAGATGTAAAAAAAGAATATGGTCTATATTTACGGTGGATAAATGGTGGCGGAGATGATGCAGGCAACACATGGGACATTACAATGTGGATTGAAAATGTTTATGATTCTGAAAAAGAAATTTATTATCTTCATTATAGGGATGGTTCTACAACAAATGAAGATGCATATAATTTCATATTAAAGAAAACAGTAAATGCCTTCAGAGACAAAAGTAGTGTTGATTGCTACAACAATTATGTCAAACTTTTTGAAATCATGGGAATAAAGAAATTAAAAGGTTTGAAAGGCGTCCTAGAAGAAAAAGGAATAACTGTTACACAATTATCAAAAAAAACAGGCATACCTCAATCAACGATCAACAATATGTATCATAAAGAATATGAGTTCCAGGATACAAGTGTCGATAAAGCCATAAAAATGGCTAACGCATTAGAAATGAATGTTGAAGAATTGTATAATGAAATTTATTTCAAACGTATTGGCGATGAAATAACCAAGATGGACATTAAGCCTTGTGATATAAGATCAAACAGCCTTAAAGACATTCTGAAAAACAAAGGTTTAAGCAATACCAAATTTGCGGAAATGTGTAATATACCACGAACTACAATAAGCAGTTTAATTCATAATGATTATGAATTTAAAAACACTAGCGTAGAAAAAGCCATAAAAATGGCAAGTGTTATTGAAATAAATACAGAAGATCTATATAATGCGATTGAAAAATAAAATAAGAGCGGTGGTTAGACCGCCCTTACCTTTAAGGTCTTTGAATTATGGTCATAAATTCACACAGCGCTACAGACAAGCTGGGTTTATGACCATTTTTCATGTACCAAATTTGATACAAAGTAATAAGCTCAATATTACCACCATCTTTCTAATTGTTTATATTATAACACATTTAGTTTATTATATAGACAAAAAAGAGTACTCTGGGCCACATTGTGAAGAG